CATGATGGCGGACGCCAGGGGGGAAGGCGAATGAGCGATTACGACGCCGTGTCTACCCCGCTCCCCCGTATCGCCCGCTGCCCCTACTGCCGCGCGGCGGGGCGGAGGGCGCGGCGGGGGATGTTGTGGGATACGTCCGACGAGACGTTCGTGCAGTGCGACATGCCGCAAGGGTGCCACGCGACGGGGCCGACTGGTACCCCCGCCGACGCCATCGCCGAGTGGAACGCCGTCGCGCGGCTCGCCAAGCGCGGGGCCAAGCGCGAACGGGAGGCGGACATTGCGGAGATTGTGAGCGGTCTCGTCGGGCAACACGTTTACATCGAATGGCGCGACGGGTCGGATTGGCACTGGTTCGACCTGCGCCACGCGGGCAGGGAGCTGGTTACGCTGCATGGTCTTATTGCGCCTGACGGCACAGAGTGGCGTGGCTCACCGTTTTTCGCGCGACTAAGAGGCATAAAGAGCATCCGCCCGCTGAGCAATGAGGAGTGGGGGTATGAGTAACCACCGCGCCCCCGCGATCCCCCTAGTCCTCGCCCGGCACGTCGCGCGTGCGTTCCCCGCCACCGGGCGATGGCTCGTCGAACCCGTCCCGCGGTGGCAGGGGTTAGCGGTCGGATTCGCCGCCGCGGTCGTCACGGGCATCGCCTCCGTCCTCATTGCCACGGCCTCGGGCGGGCGGGCGCTGCGCCTGCCGCTTGGCGAGGGCGTGGTCAGCGCGGCGAGCGAACTATCCGGCGCGGCCGGACAGTTGCCAGGGCGGGACGCGCACGCGGCGGCGACGGCCGAGGCGCGTATGGCGTTGCAGGACGGATACGCGACGGAGCCGGGGGCGGTCGCGCCGGCCGCCGAGCTTGAGGCTGCCCCCGCGGGAGCGCCGCTGCCGGCGTGGATCCCGCCGACGGTCGCCAGATGGGAACCGAACATCCGCGCGGCGACGTCCCGCTACGGCGTCGACCCGGCGCTCGTGGCGATCATCGTCACGGTGGAGAGCGCGGGCAACCCGAATGCCGGGAGCCATGCCGGTGCGCAGGGGCTTATGCAGGTCGTTGCCCGCTGGCACCCGCGTATCCTAGAGGGCGCCGGGCCGTTCGACCCTGACCACAACCTTGACGTCGGGACCGCGTTCCTCGCCGACCTACTTCGCCAGTACGCGGTCCCCGGCGACGAGGCGAACGGCTGGCAGGCGACGGTAGAGCGGGCCGCGGCGGCGTTCAACGGTGGCCCTGGCGGGGTGACCAACCCCGTCGCCGAGACGCGCCACTACGTCCGTTGGGTCGGCGGCATGTGGCGCGAGCGGGACGACGCGACGTCGCCGACGTTCGAGTCGTGGATCGTGGCCGGCGGCCGGGTCGCGCTGGACATCGCCGTTGGTCAGGAGGCGATGGCGCGATGAATGGCGCCCCCGTACCTCTGCAAGCGTGGTATAATTGGGCCACTCAAATACGTTGGACGGGCAAGCGTGGCAACGCTCCCCGTCCGTGGCCCACAGGGAGGATGCCCGTGGACGTCACCGATTCTACCATCTCTGCCGAGACAGTCGAACGGTTCTGGAGTAGGGTTGACCGAAGCGGCGGCCCGGACGCTTGTTGGCCGTGGGTGGGCAATTCTCGGTATACGTCAGGGTACGGGCGGGTCTGGTTCTGCGGAAAGGACGCCCGTTCGCATCGAGTCGCGTACACCCTTGCGGTTGGCGATACACCTTTCGCAACCCCCCGCTTTGATCCACGTAGACCATGTTAGGCGCACCTAACGCGCCCGACGCTGGCGCGGCAGTTGCGCCGATTTTGTAGGAGGACTACACCGTGGATCGCAGTTTGACGATTGGTACGGTTGCCCTGACGGTTGCCATGTACGTCCTGTACCTTGCGCTCTCGTCCGCGTCTCCCCGCCCGGCAGGCGCACAGTCCCCCACTCCCGCTCCCTGCGCCACGGACGCTGTCTTGGCTGCCCGGCTGGCCACGGCCGAGGCGCGACTGGAGGCGTGCCGTCGCCACGGTGAGGCGTCGTACAACGCGGCCTGGACAGCCGAGGCGCGCCGGCTTGTTGCCGGGACGGCCCTGGCAGACGCGGCGACGGCCGTCAGCGCCGCATTCACGGCACTCGCCCCCGAGCCGACGTCTACCGCGCCCGCGGCCGGGACGAATCCGCCGGACGCGTCTGGCGCTCCCGGCGCGTACCTCCCCACGGTTACCCGCTAGACGCGTGGTCACTCTGCCGGCGTGTCCGTGCGTCGTGGGCGCGCGTTCTCTTAGCCTACACTATGTGCTATACTGGCGACGGTGACGGCCGGTAGTCGTGTCGGGACGACGAATCCCGATGGCGGGATCGGAGGACGGGGGCAATGGATACGTTTTCGGATGGTGTTTTCGCCGTGTTTGTGCGCCTCGCCCTGGGCTGTGTCGTGTTTTGGTTTGGGTTCCTTTTCGGGGATTCGTCCGGCCGAACGGTCGACCGGTGTGGCGTCATAGTTGTATCGGGAGACATCGTGGCGTGCGACGAGGCCGGGGCGTACATCCGGCGCGCTGCGGGCGGTGTGATCGTCACCGCTACGCCGAGTCCTGCCCGATAGGGCCGCCCCGTGACTGGCGACGTCCTGTCGTTCGTGATCTGCGTGCTGGCCACGTACCGATTGTCGACGATGGCCACCGTTGAGCACGGTCCGTTCGCGCTCTGCGCGCGAGCGCGGCGTGTCACCGGGGCGTGGCGTGCGCGACGACTACTCGCGCGGGGTGATTTCGAGGCGCGAGCGGCCGGCGGGGCTCGGCTGACCGACGACCCTGACTGGATTCTGGCCGGACTGACGTGTCCCGTGTGCGCTTCGTGGTGGATCGCCATGCCGTGTGCGGTAGCGTGGGTGCTGGCAGGCGGGCACGGGTGGGGGGCGTTTCTGGCCGCGTGGCCGGCGATGAGCGGGGCGGCCGCACTGCTTTGGCGCATGACGGAGGGGCGATCATGAAGACGGGCGATGAGGAACTGACCGTGTACGTCATCGAGGTCTCCGGTGGCGGTGGCGAGCGGTTCCTGGCTCTCACCCCCGTCCCGCCGGGCTCGTGGCGGTATGCGCTCTCCATTGTGCTGCTGGCCGCCGGGAATGTCATGCGCGCCGCGCTTCCGGGTCCGTCGCGGGCGATACGGCGATTCGCGATCGTCCGACTACTTCGGGCGCGGTACATCCCCGGCACGTCCGTGGGCTATCCGCCGGCCATCGCGAGCGCGGGGGATGGTGTGAGTCCCGAGGTCATCGCTGCCGCGCGAGCCGTGGCGGACCCGCATCGCGAAACACTCGCCTACGTTCGTGCGCTGCTACACGAGATTGGGGTGCGTGCGGCCGCATCGTCCACGACGGGTGCAATCCCATGACACTCTCTGACTTGTTCCGCTCTGTCCCGTTTGTTGACGTGTGGTCTGTCCTCACGTCCTCCTACGATGACGTGTGCGTCGAGCATCGGCGGGGATACGAGGATGCGTTCGACGAGCTCGCAGCGACGGACCCAGAGGACGCGGACGGGGCGGTGATCGTCCTGTCCCCGTGCCTTTCCGGTCCGCCGACTGCCCCGGACGTGTACGGGCGCCACCTTGGCGAAGAGGATGAGCACGCGATTGATCTTGTGGCATGGGCCACCGTGCTTGGCTACGAACTTGGAGAGTGCCCCCCGACGGCGGAGACGGCCGCGCACGTCCTGTGGGAAATTACGCACTACGGGTACAACGCGGACACGGTTGAGTTGTCCCGCGTGCGGACGCGTGAGGCAATGGACGATTGGGCGGTTACGTTGGCGGACGCGGAGAGGGTCGTGGCGAACGACCGCCACGAATTGGATTGGGATGAGGTTTGGGATTCGATGTTCGCGGATGACGATGAGGGCGATTTGTACCCCGTCAACGGTGAGGATTGGTTGGACTAGTGGCGCGACGAATTGGGCGTTGGCCGCGTGTGACAAGACCCGTGTTGGAGCGCGCAACGGCCGCCGGGTGTTCGGTGGAACACTCGCGCGGCGGGCATCTACGGATCGGCGTGCCGGGGGGTGGCGTCGTGTTCACGGGCTCGTCACCGAGCGACCATCGCGCGGCGATACAGCTTCGTGCCGATCTTCGGCGTGCCGGCGTTGACGTATAGGGGGTAGGCCGTTGGCGATGTCGAACGCGTACGAATGCATCATGGCCCGCGCCGTTGCGCGCGTGGCGCATAGTGGGCAGACGGACAAGGCCGGCCGTCCGTACATCGAACACCCCGAGCGCGTCGCCGCGTCCGTACCGATCGACTGCGCCCCGGCCGCGCTACTTCACGACGTTGTAGAGGATACGCCCCTCACGATCCCCGACCTCGTCGCGGCCGGATTCAACGACGCTACGATCGCGGCCGTGGACGCGCTCACGCGGCGGACAGACGAACCGTACAAGGCGTACATCGCCCGGTGCGCGGCGAACCGTATCGCCCGGATCGTGAAGCTTGCGGACATCGCGGACAACCGGAATCCCGAGCGGGTCGCGGAGGCGAAGGCGAGGGGCGCACGGGTCGCGGGGCTGTTGAAGCGGTATGACGAGGCGGAGCGGGTACTGGAGGGGGTGACTCCGTGAAGGTTCGTCTGTCATTCTGTGTCCATGACGAGCCGCCCCCGATGGACCTCCGCTTTTCTCTTGGTGACCATGACGCAGTGGAGGCCCGCGCGCTTGGCGAGTATCTGTCCCGCCACATGGCGTCCGGGTGGAGCGCGGGGTCCGTTCTCCGAACCCTCATCGCGTTCGAGACGGCGGTGAACTCGGCGCTGGACGCGGGCAGGCGTGCGGACGACGTCCCATGACCGACGCCGCCCCGGCCCCGCCCACACTCCCGTCTCTTGACCTGGACCTCGTGGCCATCTCCGCGACCGTCCGGGACTTCGGCACGACAATGAGGGCTGCGGCCGAAGCAATATCATCCGCCTTCCGCTTTCTCACTGCCGCCTATTTCGACGCGAACGCCACCATGCGGGACGTCCATCGTCGCGACTTCCCCAACGCGGTGCCACTCCAACCCTCCATATGGCGCAGGCGCAAGGAACGACGCCGTTACGGGCGCGAGTTGACGCACGCAGAGCGTATGGACTTGTGGCGTCGTGTGTGGGGCGGACTATGCGAGAAATGACACACCCCCGTGTAACGAAGAGGGGGCGTGTGCTATAGTTGTGTTCGCTCGGGGTCGGACGGAACGGCGTTACCCTATTCGCTGGATAAACCGCCGGGCCAATTACACAACCCGAGCTTTGTGAAGTGTGAAGGGCGAGCCGAACGGATGCCGGTTATCTTTAATCTGTAGGTCGCGGGTTCGAATCCCGCCGCCCGGTGAAAGCCGGGCGTAGCTCAGAGGATTAGAGCAACAGACTCTGCCCGGCCCGGACCCCATGATCGCCCTTGTTTGTGAAGCCGGCGCGGGCCGGAGGGTGTCGGTTACCCTTATGCAAAGGTGCCACGCGCGGGGCTTGCCCCATAGTGGTATTTACCCCGACATCCACACCATGACCGTGCCTTGTTGTTGGAGGGGAACATGTCGTACCTGGCGAAGGTGGTAGCTCCGTCTCCGGCGAAGGTGCCTCAGTCGGCGCCGCTAAAGCGAAAGCAAGTGAAGAACAACGCGGGCGGGTACGTCTTCGAGGTCGACGTATGGGCGCGCCTGCGCCGGTTCCTCGTGTTGGGCGCGGAGGGTGGCACGTACTACGTTGGCGAACGCGACCTTGTGAACGCGAACGTTGACGGCGTCGTGGCCGCGATTGCCACGGACGGACTACGCGCTGTTCGCGAGATTGTCGACGTGTCGGACGGGGGCCGCGCGCCCAAGAACGACCCGGCCATTCTGGCGCTGGCCCTGTGCGCCTCCGCGGCCGACGTGAACGTGCGCCGGGCGGCGCTGGACGCGCTCCCGCGCGTGTGTCGGACGTCAACGCACTTGTTTGGATTCCTTACGTTCTGTCAGGCGTACCGGGGCTGGGGGCGCACGCTGCGCACGGCCGTCGGGGAGTGGTACGCGAACAAGCCGGTCGACGACGTCGCCTATCAGGTCGTGAAGTATCGGCAGCGTGACGGCTGGACGCACCGGGACGTGCTACGGCTCGCCCATCCGGGGAGCGTGGTGAGCAAGGGGAATCCGGTCGTGGACGTGTCCCCGGCGCACTCGGCCGTGTTCGACTACGTCGCGCACGGGAAGACGGACGGGCCGGTGCCCCGGATCATCGAGGGCTTCCAGCGAGCGCAGGGGGCACAGACGCCCGCCGAGGCGGCCGCGATCGTCCGTGACTACGGGCTCCCGCGTGAGTGCGTCAAGTCGGAGCATCTGACGGACGCGAGGGTTTGGGAGGCGCTACTGCCCACGATGCCCCTGACGGCCACGATCCGCAACCTCGCGACGATGACTCGTGTGGGGTTGCTCGCGCCGGGCAGCGACGCGACGCACGCCGTTGTGAACCGCCTCGCGGACCGCGACTACCTACTCCGCTCGCGCGTCCATCCGGTCGCGGTCTTGGCCGCGATGCTGACGTACGCGAGCGGACGGAGCGTGCGCGGGGAGACGTCTTGGGCGCCGGTCCCGATGATTGTTGACGCCCTTGACGCGGCGTTCTACGCGTCGTTCGGGAATGTCGTGCCGACGGGTAAGCGGCTCATGCTCGCGATCGATTGCTCGGGAAGCATGGGCGGACCGCCTATCGCTGGCGTGCCGGGCCTGTCCCCGCGCGTCGCGGCCGGTGCTCTGGCCCTTGTCACCGCCTCCGTCGAATCGGCGTATCGGTTGGTGACGTTTACTGCCAGCGCGAGCGTTCGTGGTGGGGCTTCGCCGATGTTCGGCGGTTACCAGACGGGGATTACCGAACTCCCGCTCTCTGCGCGCCAGCGCCTAGACGACGTGTGCAAGATCATCGATCGCAACGACTTCGGCGCGACGGACTGCGCCCTGCCCATGCTGTACGCCGCCGAAAAGGGATACGACGTCGATTGCTTCGTCATCATTACCGACAATGAGACGTGGGCGGGTGGTGTTCACCCGACGGAGGCTCTGCGCCAGTACCGGGCGAAGACGGGAATCCCGGCTCGGCTCGTCGTTGTGGGGATGACGTCGACCGGCTTTACGATCGCCGATCCCGACGACGCGGGCCAGATCGACATCGTTGGGTTTGACACGGCCACGCCGCAGCTTATCAGTGACTTCGCGGCGGGGCTTGTGTAGTTGGAGGGGGATATGGACTCTTTGCCAGGGCGTGAGGTTATTGTTCGGTATGTGACGGGGGGCGCGACCCTGTTCCGCCCCGTCGCCCGGATCGAGTACGGCTTAAGTGACGGGAGCATCGTCGCGGAGTTGGTGGACGCGGAGGACAGGATCGTGGCGCTTGTCCCGCTGGACATGGTCCACTGCATCGCGTTCAGTGACGTCCTGGGTGGACCGGGCGACTCGGGGCGCCCGACCGTCGGCGACGGGGGCGATGGACGTGCCGTCCCGGACTTGCCACCCGATGACCCGGCCGACTACTGCGAGGGGTGTCAGCGGTGATTGCCTTCACGATCGCGCTGGCGACGACGGCCTACCTGACGTTCGTGTTCGGATGGCAGGCGGGGGTCGTGTCGTTCTTGGGGCTGGCGAACGCGTACGTTTTAGGCGTGGCCGCCTTCCGCCACGCGCTGACGTCTGCGGGCTACGTGACGGAGTTCCGCGCGGACGGGCGCGGCCAGAAACGTTGGCGAGTCGGGCGTGCCACGGCCATCCCGTCCGCCGAGGTCGAATGGATCGCCCCCGGTCTCGGGGCTCCCGTCGCGGGGGTGAAGGGGCGCGACAGGTGACCAGGGAAGATACCAATCCCGATGACGGGATCGTGACGACTCTGACCGCCCTTGAACTTTCCGCCTCGCCCGACCCGTTCATCGGCCGACTCCCGGTGGCGGATGGGGACGTTCTCTACTACTTCACGCCCGGTCCGGTTGACGAGCCCACTCGCGCCGTGATCACGGGGCTCATTGAATTCGCCTACCGCACGCGGGGTGCGCGGATTGCCGTGCTTGTCCGCGGGGGAAACGACGTCGAGTTGTTCGCCTCAGATCACGAGGCCCGTCCAATGCCGATGCCGGCCGGCGCGCGGCTCGGCGCGTTCGCGGACCTGTCGGCCTCACTTCGGCGCGTTCGCGGACCTGTCGGCCTCACTTCACGGAGTTGACTGGTAATGGGGACGCCCGACGACCGCGAGGACGGGCCGGGATTCGACGTTGAGGCGCTATTCCGTTCGCTAGCGGACGGGGTCCGCCGTGACGAGGACGGGGAAGAGGCGGGAGAGGCGGAAGCCCCCGAATGGGCGTTCCTGCCCCTCGCCGAGTTCATGTTGCACGCGACCCGCGCCGCAATCTCAAAGGGCGCGACGGCCCGTGAGGCGATCATCATAGGGGCGGCGATCTTCACGTCCGTCGCGAACGGTATGGGCCAGTGACGCGCGCCCCCCTGTACGCCGCGCTCGACGCGGCCCTGGCCGATCACGATCCGCCCGTCCGCGTGTCACCGAAGCATCGGCGCGAGTTCGTGGACCGCCTGTACGGACACCGCGCGCTGACAAGTGAGGCCGTGGCGGAGTTGGCGCGGCGGGCCGTCGAGATGTTCGTGCGAAATAGGTTGGCCGTGGACGCTCCCGTCCGTGCGCCATGGGATAGGGTGTGGCCCGTCGGAGGATCGGCCACAATGGTGACGTAGGGCGTAAGGATTTGTTCCCGTACGGATAGAGGTTCGTGACGGATTTTCGGAACCGGATCGTAGGCACTGGCGACGTGCCACCCGACCAACTACTTGCACATCCGCTGAACTGGCGCGTCCACCCCGCGATGCAGGGGGACGCGCTGTCGGCCGTTCTGGAACGGGTCGGTTGGGTTCAGAACGTCATCGTGAACAAGACGACGGGGCACGTCGTGGACGGGCACTTGCGCGTGGCGCTTGCCCTGCGGCACGGAGTCCCGTCGGTCCCCGTGGTGTATGTCGAACTGGAGCCAGCCGAAGAACTGGCGATCTTGGCGACGTTCGATCCCATCTCGGCCCTGGCCGGGGCGGACGACGCGATCCTTGACGAGCTCCTGTCACAACTGGCCGGCGAGAACGCGGACCTATTGGCCGGGATATTCGACGTCGCGGACGAGCCGGGTGGGGCGCCAACGGGCGGGGGCGACGAGCCCGATACGCCCGACTACGTCCCCGACGCGATCTTCCCCTCTGACAATGAGTTCGAAGTCCCGTCACTCGACGTCAAGTTGCAGGCGCGCCATGTGGAGCTCCCCTTGCACAAGTGGGGGGATACCGCCCGTACGGCCAGGCTGACGGGAACGTATCACTTCTACACTGACGATTACAAGTTCAACGCCATTTGGGCAGACCCTAACAAGATCGTGAGTAGTGGTGTCGGGGCGATCGTGGAACCGAACTGTTCGACCAACGATCAAATGCCCACGGCGGTTGGTCTGTTCCGCATCTACCAAAAGCGCTGGATCGCCCGGTACGTTCAGTCGTTCGGGATTCGTGTCTTCGTTGACCTAAACGTGTCAGACAAGTTCCGCGCTCACAACATGCTCGGCGTTCCGAAGGGATGGACGGCGTACGCGACGCGCGGCCTGGACGGATCGCTCCACGCGGTGGAACGGGACTACGAACTCGCGCGCGAACATGCGGGCGCGGACCCGCTGTTCCTCGTTGTGGGCGGGTCGAGGGTGACGAAGGAACTGTGCGCAACAAGGGGATGGCACTTCGTCCCCGAACTTATGCACCAGCGGGACGGGAGATTGGACCGGGATGGGTAGAGGGGCGGGTGGGGGTGGAAGAGGGGGAGGATCGACGACGGCGGGGCGGATGCTTGCATCGGTGCGAAGCGCGCGAGCCGCGGACGTTAGGGCGTAGGCGGCGGGGAGATATCGAGGGCTCGACGCGTGCGGTAGACCGCGCATTCCGGGCCGTTCGCAACACAGGCATCGAGAGGTTCGGGAGGGCGGACGCGGTGGTGTCCGTCCCGATGCCCGAGGCTGGGCGCGCCGTCCCGGCAACGACAAGGGCGCTCCAGCGGGGAGAGAGACTTGGCCTCGCGACGTCGAGAGAGCATTGGCCGGGCGGGGGGAACCGCGGGCAACTTCGATACTCGTTGACGCCACTAGGGCGTGAACTCTTTACGGCACTGCGGGGGAGATAGTGGGGCGGAATAGTGGCGGCGGCGGCCGGGGCGGTGGAGGCCGAGGCGGGGGGGATGGCGGAGGGGCACGAGGCCCGGGCCTATCCAGCTTGACGCCTACCGCTAGGGCGCAAGCGCGAGCCGACTTCGCCGCCTTGCAAAAGTACAACAGCGATCTGAATACACCGCGCGGAACGACCGCGAAGCAGGACCGGGACATTCGCAAGGTCGTGGAGCGACTATTCCAACTCCCCGTCGGCGCGCGACTAGACCTGAGTGGCGGGAAGTAACCGGGACGCGAGGATGGACGGGCGCACAGTGCGCCGTTAAGGGTGCGAAGATGGCACGAGCGACACGTAAGGCAACGGCCGACAAGGTAACGGCAGCCGAGCGACAGAAACAGGCGATGGAGCTTCGGAAGGCCGGAGCGTCCTACAGCGCGATTGCCGAGCGCGTTGGCTACGCGTCAGAATCGGGAGCGCGGAAGGCCGTCGCAACCGTCCTGGCCCGCATCGTGGCCGAGGCCAACGAGTCGGCGGGTGAACTGCGCGCGATGACGTTGGAACGACTCGACGCGATGATCCTCGCCATTTGGCCCGCGTGCCGTCGCGGCGATCTTGGGGCGATCGACCGCGTCCTGCGGATCGAAGCGCAGCGCGCCAAGCTGCTTGGCCTGGACGCGCCGGAGCGCGTCGACGTGGCGGCGTCCGTCCGGCCTGGCGAAGAGATGTCGGCCGACGAGGCGCTGGCGATCCTCCGTGCGGCCCGCGTGGCGGGACTTGGGGGGAGCGGTTGACCGGCGCGGGCTCGGCCGTGGTAGGGGGGCGCGCGGACCGGGTGGCGTGGCCTCTTCTCTCGCCCCCGGAAGCGGACCCGGCCTCGCCCCCATCCCGCCCCTCGTCCACCGACGGCGGGCGTGTCGACGCGGCGCTGGCCGCGCTGCTACCGCTGGCCGGCCCGATCGCGGCACGGGCGAGCCTTGGGGAATACATCCTGCGCATGTTCCCCGGCGAGTACGAGATGGCTCGCCACCACGAAATCATCATCGAGCATATGGAGGCGGTGGAGCGCGGGGAGATAAAGCGCCTTGCCATCTTCGTGGGGCCGCGACGCGGGAAGTCGCTCATCGCGTCCGTCCACTTCCCGGCCTGGTATCTCGGGCGCAATCCCGATTGTTGGTTCATGTCATGTTCGCACACGGCCGAGCTCGCCCACGACTTTAGCCGGAAGGTTCGGCGCCAGCTTACGGACCCGCTGTGGCCGTTCGAGGGGGTGAAGCTGCGCCGCGACGAGGCGGCCGTCGGGCAGTGGGGCATCGCCGGCCGGCAGGGCGGGTACATCGCCGCGGGTGTGGGCGGGTCTCTGACCGGACGCGGCGCGTCGGCCCTAAACATCGATGACCCCATTAAGGGTCGCGAACAGGCGATGAGCGCGGTGTACCGGGACCGCGCATGGGATTGGTACATCTCCGACGCGTACACGCGCCTTGCGCCGGGCGGGGCGATCATCCTCACGATGACGCGCTGGCACGCGGACGATCCGGCCGGACGCATCCTGAAATCGATGTCTCTTGGCGGCGAGCGTTGGGATGTCCTGTGTATGCGGGAGGTGGCGGAGGCGGGCGACGATGACCCGCTCGGCCGCGAGCCGGGCCAGTACCTATGGCCGTCGCGCTGGCCGCCGGAGGCGACGGACGTCATCCGCACGACACAGCCGGCGGTTTGGGAGAGCCTGTTTCAGCAGCGTCCCGGCGCCGTCACTGGATCGATGTTCAAGCGCGCATGGTTCGACGATGAGAACAGGTACGACCCCGCGGTCCTGCCCCATTTCCAGCTTGTCGTCGTGTCGGTCGATAGCGCCTTTTCAACGAACGTGTCCGCCGATTACAGCGTCATCCAGGTATGGGGCGCGACAAAAGAGGCGCTGTACGTTCTGGATGTGTGGCGGGACCGGGTCGAATACCCGGACCTACTCACGGCGATCCGGGATATGTTCGCGCTCTGGCGCGACAAGCTATCCCGCTCGCCGGCCGTGTACATCGAAGACAAGGCGTCGGGCCACAGCGCCATTCAGACGCTCCGGCGCGAGTCGTCGCTACCGATCTACCCGTACAAGCCGGGCGCGGTGGCAAAGGAGGCGCGCGCTCAGGACGTGACGCCCTACTTCGGCACGGGGCGGGTGAGGATTCCAACGACCGCCCCATGGCTCCACGACTTCGTCGAGGAATTCGTGGCGTTCCCGACGGGGGAGCACGATGACCAAGTCGACGCCGCGGGGATCGCAATCTACGCACTTACCAGGGCCGTGCGCATTACTGGCGTAACACCCGAAACGAAATCGGGAGACGACTAGTGAGCGCACTCGCCCGCCGGGAACCGGGCATCATCGATCGCATCCGCACTGTCCTGGGCCGCGCAACGGGAGCCGCGGCCGCCGTCGTGGGGACGGTGGTGTCCAAGGCGTCCGACTACGCGGGCAGCCTGCCGTGGTGGCCGTCGTGGAAACGGCACGAGTGGCGGAAGTACCGCTTCGGCCGGCTGATTGACGAAGGGTACGCCGCCAACTCGGCTGTGTACGCGTGCGTGCGCGTGTACGCGAACCGACTGCCCGAGCCGGAGGCGCACGTCTGGCGAATCGACCAAGAGACGGGGGACAGGGTCCGGGAACCGGCCCACGAGTTCCGCGCCCTCCTGGCCGAGCCAAACGAGGCGATGACGGAGCCGGAGTTTTGGGAAGCGTTCTGGACGTACGCCGCTATCGGCGGCTCGGCCTTCATCTGGGTCGAGCGCGACCGGGCCGGTCATCCTATTGCCCTCTGGCCACTCCACCGCGGGCAGATGGCCCCCGTGCCAGACCCGAACGGGTACCTGGCGGGCTACCTGTACACGTTCAACGAGGGCGACGATGCGTCGGCAGTCATGGTCCCCCCGCTCGACGTGCTCCAGTACAAGTGGGCCGTAGACCCTCGCAACCCGCTAGAGGGGCTGTCCCCGCTAGAGGTCGCGGCGCGCGCCGTCGATACCGACGCGGAGATTCAGTCCTACGTCTACAGCTTGCTCCGCAACGACGCCATGCCTCGCAGTGTCGTGGCGATCAATGCGCCGATCGCCGATGAGGAAATGGAAGCGTTGAAGACGCGATTCGAACGCCAGTACGGGCGCGACAATCGCGGGAGCGTGGCGATCGTCCAGGGCGGTGAGGGCGTGACGATTAGCCGGCTCGGCTCCAACCTACAGGAGATGGCCGCCGAAGTCCTCCACAACATCCCCGAGAGTCGGATCGCGGCCGCATTCGAGGTTCCCCCCGGCATGGCCGGGCTGAACGTCGCCCTACAGCGCCCGCAAGGGCTGGGCAGCGTGGACGACCAACACACACGCGAGTTCACCACGGCCCGGCTCGTCCCGCGCTGGCGCAAGGCAGGCGCGCTCGTCGGGCGGTTGTTCCGGCAGGAGTATGACGACGAGGGCGGGGCGCTCGTCATCGCGTTCGACCTTGGTACAGTGGAGGCGCTGAAAGCCAACGAGGCCGAGCAACGGGCGATGACGCGCGCTGACTTTCTGGCGGGCATCCTCACACTGGACGAGGCGCTAAACGAGATTGGGCGCGACGGGCTCCCCGCCGGAGCCGGCGACGTCTACTACATCCCCGCCGGCTACACGGTGACGCCCGCAAGCGCGCTCCTGGCGCCCCCAACGCCCGAACCCGATCCCGAGGACGTCTCCGACGTAGAGGACGCCCTTGGCGCCGCGTTGGAGGGGTCCGGGGCGAAGGCGGGCGCAAAGGCCGCCCCCCGGTTCGGGAAGCCGCGGATCACGCCAGACGAGGCGCTTGCGCGGCGCGTGCGCGAGCGGGAGGCGATCGAGGGCGAGTTCTTTGGTGACGTGTATCGCGAGCTCGTCGCCGCGCAAGAGGCGGCCATCGCGGCGATCGAGGCATCGTACGAAGCTGACGGAGGTTCGTAATGGGATCGGAGTTCGGCGTCGGCCTAATCATGTTCACGGACGCGGACGGGCAGATGCATGGCCTACACCCTGACCACTGGCGCGACCTCGCCGTGAACGTCCCCGAGATGGACGACGACGAGGACGACGCGCCCTACCTACACGTCACCTACAACACGCCCGGCCAGACGGCCTATTACCCGCTACGGGACAAGGCCGAGGCCGAGCGGTTGGTCCGCTATCTCCAGGCCGCCGGGACGATCTGGCAGGCGATCCGGGGGAACTAGTGCCGTTCGACGCGAACAAGGTAGCCGGCGCGGCCAAGTCCGCCGGAATGCGCGGGGTGTTGGTGCGGCTCGGCGCGCGGGCGATCAAAGACGCGCAAGACACCGTCCGCGACGAGCTAGGGATGAACCCTGGCCAGCCGATCGACGCGGCCGCGACGCGCCGCATCCTCCGCGGCGTGGCGGCCCGCATCGTGAACATCGAGGACACGACGCGCGAGCGGGTCCGCGGCTACGTGGAACGGGCCAACAACGAGGGCTGGGGCATCGACCAACTCGCCAAGGCGATCCGTGAGGACATCTCCGGCGCGTTCGACAAGCGGCGCGCGCGGACTATCGCCCGGACGGAGAGCGCGGTCACGTACAACCAGGCGAGCGCCGCGGGATGGCGGGATAGCGGGCTCGTGGAAAAGGTCGTCATCGTGGACGGCCTAGGCTGCGGATGGGAGTCACACGACGATCCAGACGAGGCCGACGGGACCATCCGTACGCTAGAGGAATTCGAGGCGCAGCCTATCAGTCACCCCAACTGCGTCCGCAGTGCATTCCCGTTCGTCGAAGAACTTGGCATCCCGTCCCGCCCGCCGCGAGCCGATGAGGACGGAGCGGACGACGGGGGCGATGCCGATGCGGGCGACGGTACGGGCTTCGTGGCGGATGATGCGGGGGCCGAGGCGCGTCCCGAACTGAGCGACGAAAGCGAAGCGGAGTGGTTGGATTCGATGGGCTATGATCCAACCGGCGAGTATGAGGACGGGCCGGTCCCGGACGTCATCCGGGCGTTCAGCGATTGGTCGATCGGGGGATATCGTGACATCCGGGCATTGCAGTCCGGCGTGCCGATCGACGAGGAGCGGGAGTTTATTGGGCCAGAGCGGGCGAAGACCGCACTGGCTCATATGGAACAAGCGCTTGCGACGTCACCGCGATTCAATGGGACCGTCTACCGGGGGTTCCACGACTTGCCCGCCTCCACAATTGACGATTGGATCGCGGCGGCCAAGGCCGGGCGGGGGACGGTGTTCGACGTGTACGCGTCGGCGTCTGCCGACGGGAAGGTGGCAGCGAAGTTCGCGAACGCATATCACGAGGACGAGACGGGAACGTTACAGCGCGCCGTTTGGGAGATTCATACACGGAGCGCGACGAACATTACTCCGCTTGCATCCCTAAAGGACGAGCGCGAAATCTTGCTTTGGGGACCATCCCGCTACGCAATCGCGTACTCCGGCGAACGGGATGGCATCCATCGGTTCGTGCTGACGGAGGTCGAATAGTGTCCACGACGAAAAAGCGACGGCCGGACGACAAGCGGTTCGTAGACGGGGCGAACGAGGCGGTGTTTGTGAAGATCGTCGACTTGCCGACTAAGAGGCCCAAGCCGCGCCTGCGGGTGCTTCGCGGGTCGCAGGCGCGGGGCGACTCATCCGATGCCAAGTCGTAACCCCCCGCCCCCCGCATGGTCCGCCCCGCAACACGACGCCACGTCGCGCGAATTGTCGCGGGCGATGACCACGCTCGTCCGCGCGCTGGCCGATCATCTCGCGATGATCGAACGGCGAATCGACGCGATGGAACGGCGCGTGCGTAGCGGTGACGAGGGCGGGGAGACGGAATAGGGCGAGTGCTATAGTTGGGCGTACGCTTCATTGGGCCTTGGTCGTTTGTGGCGCGAGTGGAGGGGGATTGTGGAGGGACTTATCCCTTGACAGTAGGTAAGAAATCGGGTATGCTCTCCTGGTTAACCCTGTGGTAACCAGCCCGCACGCCCTGGAGTCTACCATCATGGGCCAAGCCCTTCGCGTGTCCGAGCGCCGCGCCGAACAACTATTGACGGAGTTGCTCGCGGCCCAAGGGTGGGATACGCGACGCCCCCCGAGGGGTGATGTGCTCCTGCAACAGGAGTACCGAAGCTATCCGGCCCTAATAGAGGTTTTCCTTCGGGCAAGCAAGCGCGGGCCTGGCTCTGGCCTGCCGGAGGCGGTCGTGGTGGACCGCGAATCCCTCGTCCCCCTAATGGTGATAGAAGCCAAGGCACGATCGGCCGAGCTAGGACAGGCGGTTCGGGAAGCGACCGAGGTCTATGGTGCCGCGTGCGTTGCCGCAGGATACCAGACGTTGGCCGTTGGCCTTGCGGGCACGACCGAGGATCAATACTCCCTTCGGGTTCTAAAGTGGACCGGGCGGGAGTGGGTGCCTGTCACATACGAGGGCGAGCCTATCGGCTGGCTTCCCAGTCGTGCAGACCTTGAACGCGTTGTGCCGCCCGATGCCCCGGCGGAGTTGCGACCAACGATCCCCCCGCCGGAAGTGTTGGCGGAGCGGGCGGACGAAATTAACAGATTGCTGCGAGAATCGGGGATCAAGGATGAGTTTCGACCGGGGGTGCTTGGGGCGATTATGCTTGCCCTGTGGAGTACCAAGGGCAATATCCGGCAGGATAAGGCCCACATCCTTTCAGATATCAATGAGGCGTGCAAGGCGGCGTTTTGGCGCGCTGGTAAGCCCGATCTAGCCGACAGCCTGCGAGTTGACGAGGCCAACCAAGGGCTTGCAATTCACGCCCGCCGGATTGTCGCGATCCTTGAAAGACTGAACGTCACCGTCCTAACGGCCGAGCATGACTATCTCGGCCAGCTATATGAGACATTCTTTCGATACACTGGCGGCAATACGATTGGTCAATACTTCACACCCCGTCATGCAACCGGGATGATGGTGGAGCTGTGCGAGGTTACACCGGATGACATTGCACTAGACATTGCTTGTGGAACGGGCGGATTCCTGATAGCCGTCATGCTGCGAGTAATGATGAAGGGTGGCCTATCTCGCGAACAGGTAGTTGAGTTTGTCAGGAATCGTCTAGTAGGTTACGAGAAAGAGCCGATCACGGCGGCCCTGTGTGTCGCCAACATGATCCTTAGAGGCGACGGATCGACAGGCGTTCGGCGCGGCGACTGCTTTACGGCAAGCGACTTTCCGGTTGGCAGGGCAACCGTAGCCCTAATGAATCCACCGTTCCCCCACAAGAAGACCGACGTGCCGCCGGAACGGTTTGTGGACCGTGCGCTTGAGGGGCTGGCCCTGCGCGGGCGACTTGCCGTTATCCTGCCAACAAGTCTATTGGTTAAGGGCGACAAGGGCGCATGGCGCGAACGCATTCTAAAGGACAATACTCTCCTGGCGATCTTGCAGATGCCGGACGAGTTGTTCGCCCCGTTCGCGTCGTCGACAACGTCGGTCGTGATGATCGAACGCGGAGTGGCGCACGATCCAAAGCGAAAGACGGTATTTGTACGATTGCAGCATGACGGACTGGCCCTGAGGAAGGGTGTGAGGGTGCCGGTTGCGGAGAATGACATTCCGGCGGCGATAGATGCCGTGCTGAATCGGACTGTCCGTCCGGGATTCTCGGGGCTTGGATCGGTAAGCGGTGCGGACGAATGGGCGGTCGGTGCCTACATTCCCTCTCCCGTGCCGACGGAAGCAGAGCTGCTTCGGGCTGTAGACGTGCTGCTTCGCAGGCTGGGATCGTTCTACGTTCGATATGCTCGTGAGATTGCCGAACAACGCGCGGCCATAGATGCGGGCGAACTGGAAGTGGTGCCATATCGGGAGAGAGTTGGTGCTACAAGGCTTAGGAATGCCGCAAGTCTGACGGCGACGCCGGGGACGATTGGCGGACTATTCGATATCTTCTACGGAATGAAAGAGCTTCACAGCCGGGAAGGTATCCCCCCTGGCAAGACTCTTGTTATTTCCCCCACAGAGGCATACAACGGATGCTATGGCTGGTTGGACTTCGCGCCGGTCATAGAAGCGCCGTTTGTAACCGTGGCGCAGACGGGCAGCATCGGCGAGGCATTCGTGCAATTTGAACCGTGCGCGGTCAATGACGATTGTCTCGTTCTCCTACCCAAAGAGTCTTTAGACTTGACGCCCGCTGATCTTGTCATCGCCGCCGCGTGCCTTCATTTGGAACGCTGGAGATTCAACTATGGTCGCAAGCTAACGCCCCCGCGAATTGGTGAGTTGCCCGTTCCAATTACGCCGTTTGCTCGTCAGTGGGTTGCGCGACGATTGGGCGAAATCCAACGAATCATCGATACGGCGATAGGGGACTATGGTCCACAGGAGGTTTCAATGGTTGCCGAGCGCGAAGCGCCCTACGGGGAAGGCGATGAAGGTGCGGGGATTACTCGCGAAGAGTTTTTCGCCGCGCTCGAAAAGGTCACCCGGCCCTTAGGTGGTCACTCTGACGCCAGCCCGGTCACGCACAGCCCGACATTCTAACGAATCACTATCAATTGACGTTGGTACATAAGAGGCGTTATTAGCGGAGCGCATACGCCCGTGTGCTATAATGCGCGTCGCGGGGCGAACGTCATTTGGCCATTCTCCCAAGATTTGTTGGACTGACGCCCCGCTGATTGATCGTCCACCGTCCGCCCGGACGGACTGAATACTGGCCCGCGGGAGTCTATTTCCCGCTCGCCCGCCTACGCGGCCCGCGCAATGCGCTCGCCCGTACGGCGGGCGATTTGCATTTGGGGGTACGTGTTGGGCAGTAGGCCGGTTCAGACAAAGGCGCTCCCGTTCGGCGTCGTCGACTTCAATGGTGACGGGATTCTGGAGGGGTTCGCGGCAGTCTTCGGGAACGTTGACAGTGTGTCCGAGGTTATCGTCAATGGCGCGTTCGCCAAGAGCGTGCGCGAGCGCGGGACTAAGGCGATTCTCGGGATTGACCACGAGCGCGGGATCGGAACAACGCTAGAGGTGGCGGAGGTCGGGCGAAACGATCTTCCGGCCGACATCCTGGCCGCCGCGCCGGACGCAACGGGCGGGCTGTACTGCAAGGGTCAGGTCATGCTGACCCCCGAGAACATCGCCTACCTGGAGACTATGCAACGCATGACGGACGAGGGCAAGCCGCCCCGGATGTCCGTCACCTACGAAGAGATTCAAAAGCGCAAGTCGCGCACCCGTTTCGGCAAGGATGTCACCGAACTCGTCGAGCTAAAGCTTATCGAGTGGGGGCCGGCCCTGCGGAAGAAAGCCGTCAACGGCGCCGCGCGCGTGACCAAGGTCAAGGCCGAAGACGACGACGCGGGGGATATCGAGGCCAAGGCCAAGCTGGAGGGCTCGTATGAGTCCATCCGCGACGACGTTCACGCGGCCGTCCGGGCGGCGCAGTTGCTTGGCGTGGGGAACGGCACGACGGACGGGTGGATTCGCTCGACGTTCAACGACTACGTCATTTTCCAGGTGTACGCCCGCGAGGGCAACAAGCACTACAAGATTCCATATAGCTACGAACAAGGTGACGTGAAGCTAGGCGAACCCGTTGAGGTGGACCTAGTCGAAACGGTCACGGTTGTTGCGAAGGCGGACGATCCGCTGGCGATGTCTGAGATAGACGCGCTGGCAATCGTCCACGCTGCGAGCATTGATATGAAGGCGGGGCGCGTGATTAGGGGGAACCTCCTATCCGCGCTGGATGATGCGCTTGCGCTCCTTACGCGCATTCGCGACGCCGCCAAGGGCACCGAAGATGAGGCCGCTAAGAACACCGACGCGGGCGACGACAAGTCGTCCATGAAGGCCGTGGATAGCACCGACGTTTCGGCCGCCGACGCGCGCTATGACGACGACGTCCTACGCGTGCTTTCGGTTGAACTCGGCTTGCTAGAGGCGGATGTGAACCTACTCCCCCTCACCACTCACGGCTAGGAATGATGATTACGGATTTCGCAAAGGCGAAGATCGAGGACGCCCGCGTCGCCCAAAAGGCGGCTCAGGACATTCTCGACGCGCACAAGAAGGATGGCGCTTGGGATAGCGCCGAGTCCGCGGCTTCGTACGACGCGGCGATCGAGGACGCTCTGTCTAAGAAGGCCGTTGCGGACGAGGCGGTGACGGACGCCAAGCGCCAGTCCAAGGCGCAGGAGCTAGAGGACTGGCTTGGCACGAGCGCGGGCAAGCTGCCCGGCATGGCGTCGGGTGGCACTGTCGGCTCCAAGGCCACGGACGACAATGACAACGACGGGCCGTCGATCCGGTACAAGGCCAACGACGGCGCGTACAAGGTCCACACGCCCGCGGGCGGCGCCGCGGTCTTCGCTGACTGGACCGGCCGCGACGAGGCGACGTACACGGCCCTACAGCGGCGCTACATCGCCGAGGGCGGGGCTGACTTTTCGAGCGACGATCGCGCGCTCATCCGGCGCAAGGCGCTGTCTGTCGGGTCCGACGTGGCCGGCGGTTTCCTCGTGCTCTCCGAGGTCATGCTGTCGCAGATCATCGAGGCACTAGAGGACGCGGTCGTCATGCGGCGCCTGGCGAACGTGCTGCCCCCGCTGACGGCGGGCGCGGCCCTCACCGTTCCGACGGCGAGCGACCTGACGGACGCCGAGTGGACGACGGAGATTGGTACCGGGACGCAGGACACGGCCGAGCCGTTCGGCCAGCGCCAGCTTCGCCCGCATCCGCTGGCGAAGGCGGTCAAGGTCTCCAACACGCTCCTGCGCATGTCGGCGGTCGACGTCGAGGCGTGGCTGCGCGGCGAGATTGCCAACCGGTTCGCCGAGGCGGAGGAAAGCGCCTTTATGACGGGCACTGGCTTCAACCGGCCCGAGGGCGTCTTCGTCTCCGGTCTTCCGACGGATGTCACTGCTGCGTCGGCCACGGACCTCGCCTACGACGATGTTTCCAGCACCGTCTACGGCCTAAAGCCGCAGTACGGGCCGGGCGCGTCGTGGATCATCCATCGCACGATCGTCAAGGAAATGTCGCAGATCAAGGATGGCAACGACCTCCCGATCTTCGGCCTCATCGCTCCGGCTGGCCGCCCGAACGATCTGCTTGGGTTCCCGGTGAACATGACGGAGTATGCGCCGTCCAGTTCCGCCACGGGCCTGTACGTGGCGGCGCTTGGTAACTGGAAGCGCGCGTACTGGATCGTCGATTCGCTCAACTTCGGTATTCAGCGCGTGAACGAGCTTTACGCCGCGACGAATCAGACCGGCTTCTTCGCCCGCAAGGAAACCGACGGAATGTTGGTGGACGGTTCGGGCGTCGTCCGGTTGAAGATGGCGTAGGGATAGGGAACAATGTCTGTCAATCTTTCGACTCTCGTCAAGATCACCAAGGTCAAGGATCACTCCACGGCCGCCACGTCCGCCGTCAACTCTGACGGTGTCGACATGGCCGGATACGAGGGTGTCCTGTTCCTTACGTCGTTCGGGACGGCCGCGTCGGACAATACGTGCAATCTGGCGCAGTCCGACGACAACGGTAGCTCCGACGATTTCACCGACCTCACGGGCACGTCCGTTACTTCGGGCTCGTCCGATGAGGACGTCTACCTGGACATCTACCGGCCACAGAAGCGGTACGTCCGCCTAGAGGCTGCCCGCGGGACGTCGTCCACGCTGGAGTCCATTTGGGCGATTCAGTACGGGCCGCGGAGCGCTCCGGTTGACAACACCACGTCCGGCACGATCGTGGGCGAGTTCCACGCCGAGCCGGCCGAGGGTACCGCCTAGGCATTGTGAGGCGCGGAGGGCGGTGGCGTTCGTCGCCCCCTCCGCGCCGCTTCGGTTCATTTGTCGAACACGGCGCCGTGTGTCGGATCGGCGTGAAAGGGAATCACTGTGGGATATCTAAAGCGGACCGCGTCCGCTTGGTACATCGACGGGACCGCCGTCACCGCGACTGCCGCGGAGATTAATGCGATTGCCGGGGGCGGCCTCTCGGCTGCCGAACTTGGCGTTCTGGACGGGGTTACCCCTGGCACTGTGACGGCCGACAAGGCCGTTGTTGCGGGCACGGCCGGCGCGGTCAGCGGGCTTGGCGATACGACGTGGGCGGACGGCAAGAATCTCATCTTCAACGCCACCACGGGGACGAAGATCGGGGCTACGGGGGACAAGCTGGGCTTCTACGGCGCGACCCCGATTGTGAAGCCGGCGACGGCGTACACGCAGACCTACTCGACGGCCGACAAGACGCACGCGAACAGCACGTTTGTTGCGCTGGCGACGACGGCTGCGACGCAGTCTTCGCCGTGGGGATTTGCCACGCAGGCACAGGCGGACGCGATTGCCACGAAGGTGAATACGCTCGGCGATGACGTCACGGACCTTAAGCAGCTCGTGAACGCGATCATCGACGACCTCCAGGCACTCGGCCTAGTCGGGTAGCGCGCGTGTCCGTTGTAACCGTCGGCGCGGGCCGGCAAGTTTCCATCGAGTATGTCGCGCCGGGCGCGTACACGTCGACCGCATCGCTCGCCGCCATTTCGGGGACGGAGATAGACGCGTCATCCTGGCGCTCTGTCTCCTACACCGTCGTGTGCGCGACGAACGCGATCAAATGGGCGGTGTACGGGGCGAATGCTTCGGACTATTCCGATGAGGTTGCCGTTCTTTCGGCCGCGACGGTATCGGCCGGCGCGAGTAGTTCTTACTCTGTAGCCCAGGCTCCGTTCCGCTATTACCGCGTGAAGGGGCAGGACGACAGCGGCGGCGTCCACGGATCAATCACTATCCGGGGCGTCGCCAAGGGATAGGCGAGGGGATCAATTGTGAACAACCCGGCTGCTACGGCCCGGCGCGGACGCCCTCCGAAGGCCCGCGTTGTGGAAAGCGTACAGGACGTGGACGGGGCGGACACGACGTCCGAACTTACAGACGCGGTGGCGGGGGGCGGCGAATTGGAACCGACCTCCCCGCCCCCGTGCGCGCACGGGGTCACGTACGGGCGCATCCACGGCGCGATCGTGGAGCGCGTGTGTGAGGCGTGTAAGGGCGTCGTCGGGACGGTGCCACTGTCCCGTTTCAATGGCGCGTTCGGGGCGTAGGTCGTGACTGCGGCGAGCTACACGACGAAGGCCGTTGTCAAGGCCGAGATTCTGACGGACCTCGACGACGACACGTCGTGGGATGACATCATCGATCGCCTAATCGCCCGCGCGTCGCGGATGGTCGATCGATACTGTGGCGTCCAGCCCGGCGCGTTCGTGCAACAGGCGCAGACGCGCACGATGGACGTGCTGGAGCGGGGGCGGGTGTTTCTGCCCGAACGGTTGCAGTCCGTGACATCGGTCAAGACCGACGAGGACGGCGACGGCACGTACGAGATTACATGGGCGACGACAGATTATCGTCTCTACCCTCTCGACGGGCCTCCCTACAACGAGATTCGCGTGAACGCGCAGATGGGGGATTACGTGTTCCCCATCGGCCAGGCGACGCTACAGATCATCGGCAATTGGGGCGAGGCCGGGGCAACGGCTCCTGACGACATCATCGAGGCGACGATCCTACTTGTCAACCGCCTTTTCAACCGCCGGAAGACGCCGGAGGGCATCGCCGGCAGTGCGGAGGGCGGGTTCCTAAAGATGGGGACGATGGACCCGGACGTGTACGCGATCCTTCGCGACGGCGGGCGCCTAAAGAGGGCTTGGATCGCCTAGTGGCCGCTACCGCCTACAGCGTCGAGATTGACCCGCGCCAACTAGCCGCGCTCCGGCGCAAGCTGGGGCCGGACCTCTACCGGAA